AATTGGAATTGTTATTGGTGTAAATTATTTTGCTTGGTGGCTTATAAGAAAGGATAAAATATAATGGAAGAAAAAACAGTAGAGAACTTAGTTGAAGAATTATTACAACTAAAGATAGACGATAGTCAAGTATTCAAAGCGTCAGCAATAAGAGTAGGTAATCAGATAATACTTACAACGTTAACTGCAAACATACCTGTTGTAATACAAACAATAGAAGAAGACGAAGATGGTGATCTTGTAAGAGCAAGAAACGAGAAGGGTCAATACGTTGCAGACAACCCTGACACAATACTGAACGAGGCTTTTAAGGAAGAGGAGTAATGGATTTAGCAATTATTGTCGGTGGTTCAGTCTTATCATTGTTAGTAGTAGCAACGTTGTTTACTACACTAGCAATGTTAGACGACATATTAAGACTTACTAAACTTGTAGAAACAATGAAGTTTGAATTTATAAAATTAAATGAACCTACTGATATGTGGGATAGTGACGAGAACTTCAATGGTTTTATAAATGAATAAGTTGATAGACGAATTAAACTTTAACAACTTATTAATTGAAACTAAAAGAAGTGAGTTACAAAAACTGTCAGACGACAGAACTATACTAATAAAAAGATTACTGGAAGAAGGTCTTTCAGTAATACAGGTTAGTAAAATTACTAATCTTAGTAGGCAACGTGTCTACAAATTAATAAACGAGGATAAAGAAAATGGATAAAGAAACTCATAAGAAACTAACGGCTAACTTTCCAAAGAGTGTTGTAAAGAAAGCACCACAGGGAAAGTTTGGTGATTATGTACCACACCACATTTATACTAAGAGATTAGTTGACGTTGTAGGTGGTAAATATAACTTCACCTATGACATTATAAGAGACAAAGATAATGCTGTTGTAGGTGCAAAGTGTACGTTAGATATAGATGGTCTTGGTACAGTACAAGAAGTTGGTGACGTGGATAGACATGCACTTGCTAGAAACCTAACCGAAAGCGAGATACTTAAACTAGCTGTAAGTGACGGTATTAAAAGGTGTTGCATGAGATTTGGGATCGGCTTAGAGCTGTGGACAGGCGACACTACAGAAGAAGAACACTACGCAAGTAGTACAGTAGAAGAACCTAAAAAAAAAGTAACACAAGAGACTGGGACATCCCCTTCTAAACCAAGAATTACTGAGAACTCATTGAAAGATATGGTCTTTGTAAGTTGCAAAGAAGATAAAGAGTTTGCTAAAAGATGTTACAACGATTGTTTTAACAGAACAGTAATTAAGGTTAATAAACAAACTCTTGAACAATGGGACGATGATGACATAGGAACATTCTTAGATCTTGTTGACGAATACATTACTAAACATGGTGATACTTTTGAAGAAAGACAAAACAATGAGCCTATAGTAAACAAGATTATAGAGAACTTAGACGAAGTACAAGACATATCAGAAAAGGAGAAAGACGTGGACTTTACAAATGATGACTGGAAAAAAGGTAGAGAAGAAGAACCAATGACAGAAGCACAACAGACATTCTTAGAGAACTTGATAAAACAAGCTATCGATAAGGGACTTGATGAACTCGCGTCAGAGGCGAAACAATATCTTAACTCAGGTAATACAAGTAAGGTAACTTGTAGCGATTGGATAAATAAACTAAAGAATGCACTATAAACCTTTACCTGATTGCGTAACAATTAGAGTATCGGATATAGAAGGGCTAGGTTTATTTTGTGTTACAAAGATAAGCAAAGGGCATAGTCTAGGTATATCTCACGTAGAAGATAGTAGATTTCCCAACAGATATATTAGAACTCCTCTTGGTGGTTTTGTTAATCACAACAAGAAACCTAACTGTAAGACTGTCAAGATAAACGGATACAAGTATTTGACTACTGTAAAAGATATTGATCCAGGCGAAGAACTCACACTTAAATATACAATGTACAATTTAGATGTTATTAATTAATAAAGGTTACAAGTATCTTATAGAACCACATTTAAAATACAAACCTATTGTTAAGTTAGATGACATAGATATTAAAAGAGTAAGAGAGTTCTCAGAAATAATAGTAAAAGCAAAACAACAGGAAGCTCAATACGAAATAGATGGATTATCTATACAGAAAAGATTTTTTGGTGGTATATGTTCGGAAGTAGCCATTGAAAAGTATTTAGGAATACAATTTGTAGATTACACAATAGGTGGATCAAGAAACTACAACGTACCTGACATGGAAAAAGCAGGCATAAGAGGTGGAGTTAAGTCAACTGAGCAGGGTAAGTTCCCAATTGTGTATAGAAAAAACTATTATCCACAAGCTATGGTAGTGAAACTACCTAATCATAGATATAAAATTGCAGGTGTAGGCAAGCCAAAAGTACTAGACAGGTATCAATCTGATCTATTTGTACTAGATAAAAACATATTAAAGAAGCAAACTAAATCTGCTTTCTTTGGCTTCGGTTCTTTAGAAACCCTATAAACATTGACCTTATAGACCTGCGAGGTTGCCCTCAGACAGGCGTGTGTAGGCAGAGTGGCACAATGTACCATACAAACTACAATATTTTTAAGTTATCCCAACCTTTGTTACTAATTGTAAAGGTAAGCACTCCAGGGTGAGACCACATACCTGTCCTAGCAGTAAAGTCTATGCTCTTATCTAATGAAGGACATTGAAACCAAGTCCTATCTCCTTGTTGCTTACTACGGAAGTGATGATAGTGTGCAGTCACAAGAATCTCAGCGTCTCCTGGTGGTAAGAAGCCATACATCTGACCCTTCCACCAATTTTCTATCTTAGCTTCTGCGTTGCCAGAGCCAGAGCTCATGTGTCCATGGCTCATGGCTACGGTTTTCCCTTTGACGGTTATGTTTTGATGAAAACCATCAGGTATATTTACTTCTACATGCCCATACCTTTCAGGATTAGCAGACATAATCTCTCTACATATTTCCATGTGCATAGTATCTGAGTTGTCTAAACGTGTAGTTGTTACTTGACCTTTGCCTGAACGAGAAGTCTCGCCATGATTTCCTGGCACTCCACAAAGTACAATGCGTTTTACTAACGGTAAGAATGTATCTATTGTTTTCATAAGCATACTTCTTGCTAGAGCATACTGTTCTACAAGTGTGAGCTCAATATTGAAGGGTTGTGAATCGTAGAACCCATAACAATTTTCTGTAAGATCACCCATGCCAACTATATAGATTTCATCTATCTCTACATTAGTTTTGCGTAACTCTTTTATTCTTTGTACTGCATCTTGTAAAGCTATATCGTATCTCTTTATAGTGTTTTCAACACCATAATCTTTCTTCCCAAGTTGCCAGTCACTACAAAAGAACATAAAAGCTGTGTCTCCACCTTTGTCATACTTTTTTACTGATACTTTCTTACTAGCTTTACTAAGTAATTGTTTGAAATACTTGTCATGTCCTGGTTTTTTCTTACGAACAAGTCCTTTAAACGCATAGAAGGTCTCTACTTGTCCTCCTTTTAGTTGGGTCTGCCAACTAGATGCACGAACTTGACCGTCTATTTCATAAAGATTGGGATCAAAACCCCATTCTTTTAGTATCTCATCATACTTTGATTGATAGTTGGGGTCGTTTCCAACATGTGTGATTTCTCCTAAACCAGTTACATTATCTATTTCATAACCTGGTTGCCATCCTGATTTGTAAAAGTTATTACCTAACTCTTCTGAGGATAGTTTCTTTTTCTTAGGCATAAAACCTCCTTTAGCCCTGTTAAGCACAGTCTATAGGGGTTTACGAAGAAATTGTGTATTTAATTAATTTATTTACTGACTGTATTAGTTGGTGTAATTTGCTTTTTTGCAAACTCTTTTACTACAACTAATGCTGCACCTGCTCCTGCCATAGCTGCTAATTGTACTGTACTAGCTTCTATTCCAACAAGAGGAGCTGCAATTAAAGCACCGATGAAAGCCTCAACAAATGTCCAAAATGTTTTTTCTAACATTGATTTAATATCTGCACTCATTTATAATCTCCTAGTTTATTAATCTACCTTTAAGCATAGCAGTCAAAACTTGAATCTCTCCACTTATCTCTTGTAATTTTTCCTGTACATCGGCAGGATTCATGTATGTAGAACCAGATTTATTGTCTATTTCTCCAGAAACTACCTCTTGTATGATTTCATTTAGGTTTATATTAGAATATTTTATAGTTACTTTATCTCCTGCAACTAAAGCATCTCTAACTTTAGGATACATTTTTTCATAAGCTACTCTACTTGATCCGATAAAACCGTCTTTACTTACATCTAAGTCTTGTTGTGTGTTTCCAACCAAATAACAACCTGCCGTACTCTCATCTGTATTCCCACTATGCACCAAAATAAATTCAAAGTTAGGTACATCTTGTAGTTCTAACATACCGAGATGCCAACCTTCTCCATACTTAGAATCATACCTTGCCTTAGTGCGTGTATGGAATCCTCCAACAGTTCTAAATTTTATTTCATATTCCCCTAAAGGTATAGCTGTCTCTGAATAAACTTTTTCATCTCTAATTTCATCTTCGAGTCCATAGCACTCAAATACTCCATCTATAAATAGCAAACTATTTGTCGCATCAGCACCAAACTGAGTTCTCACTACATCTAACTTCATTGTTATTCCTTTCTAAAACCTATGGTCAGTAACCAAACACCTAGTGTAATTACAGTGGCTAAGCCAGTGACCTGCTGTGCAGATCCTGTAAGTGTGAGGGTAGCTATAATCAAACCTACTAAAGTCCAACTAAGGTTTAAAGTTTCTTTTATTGCCTGGACTAACCAGTTCCATAATTTATTTATCATATTTGTTTCCTAAATACAAACGCAGCCATACTAGCTATTCTAGTCAAAATAACTGGCACTACCACCTCTTGTGCTTTTTCTTTTTGATCTTGTGTCATGTCATCTCCAATGCTGCCTATTGTGATATCTTCAAAATCTAAATCAACAAAAGTCTCTATAGGATTTTCTAAGAAGTTCTCATACTGCACTTCTGTAACAACGTCAGCAAGTGTGTAGTTCTCTACATCAGCATTCTCTACAGCTCTCTCAACGTATTCTTCTACAGCTTCTGCTACTACTTCGTCTTCTTGTACTGCTTCAGCAATAATCTCAACGTCATCAGCTTGTACTTGTAATACTTCAGCGACAACTTCAACTTGCTCTTCAGTAAGTATTTCGATATCATCTATAGCCTCCTCTACTACAGCCTGGACTATTTCTTGTACTTCCTCTGATACTTGCTCTAGGTTCTGTACACCTATGTCATTAACTTCTTCTATAACCTCTATTACTTCTTCGGTTTCAAGTTCTTGTACATACTCTTGTATTGCTTCTTCTTTAGCTTCTTCATACTCGATTATCTCCTCTTCTGTATATTCTTCTAACTCTTCTTCAGTTACTTCAGGTATATCTATTATAATAATTTCTTCTATAACTTCTTCTATCTCTGCAACTTCTTCTTCTAGTTCTTCTTCAGTAAGCTCTATAACTTCTTCGTCCTTAAAGAACTCAAAGATTTCTACTTCTTCTTCGACATCTTCTTGTATTGGCTCAACAAAAATCTCTTCATCTTGAAGTTCATCTTTTCTTTCCTTGTCATCTCTAAGTATCTCTTCGTCCAACTCATCTTCTTTTTCTTCTCTTATCTGATCCTGTACTTCCTCTAAGTCTGATTGTATCTCTTCTTCTGAGGGTGGAAACAACTCTGTTTCTATATAAAAGTCTATCATATCTATTTCTATCTCTTCTATATCTTCTATAATTACAAACTCAAACTCTTCTAACTCCTCTAAATACTCCTCTACTTCTATAATTGTGTCTATGTATTCATCCATTTCTTCTTCAGAATCAAACTCCAAGAACTCAATCTCTTCTTCATACTCAAGTTTTTTAACATCTCTTTCCATTTCTCGTTCAAGTTCTTCAACTTCTTCTTCAGTAAACTCGATATATTCTTCATCATAATATTCATCTTCCAACTCAATAGATACAATATCATCATCAAAAAACTCTTCTCCGATTTCTTCTTCCATAAGTTGTAATTCTTCTTCTTCAAAATCTCTTTGTAATTGTTCATCCGTTACCTCAACCCCATACATTTCTAAGTTATCTTGTCTTTGTTGATCTCTTTCTAATGTACCATCATCTATTTCTCTTTGTGAATACTCTACAATTTCACCATTATCTAGCTCTATAGGTATATCTTTTACTTCTTCAGGAGGAATAATAAATATAGGCTCAGGTTCAGGCTCAGGTTCTGGTTCTGGAGGTGGAGGTAATGTTGTTGTAGTAGTTGTTGTGGTTGTTGGCTGTATGTATTTAAAAGATATATCATCTAACAATGACCAGTCATTTATTGTAATCGTAAAACTATCTATAAAAGTGTCTAATGTTTCTCTAATGTTATAAATAACAGTTTCATACATAGTTTCTAAATTAGAATTACTTTGTCCTTCTAATACATTTTGTTGTGTAGTTTCATCTGTATGTGTATAAGTAACAGTGCCATCATTGTTCAAAGCACCTATAGTAAAACCTACCTCGTATATATCTATATCTAATACTTCTTCATCTACCGTTGTTGTTTCAGGTAATGTAAATGTGTAATCATTACTATCGTTTCCATGCTGTTGATAGTGTAAGTTCATGTGAAAGTCTGTCATACCACAACACTGCCAGTTACCATTGCTATGTTGATCGTCAACATGTAAATTGTTTTCTGTTTCATTACCCTGACTATCTAAGGTATCTTCTGGTAACTCTATATCTGTTGATTGCTCCCACTCAGGAATAGTAGTAGTAGTCGTAGTGGTGGTAGTTGTACCAGTATTATTAGGAATAGTTGTAGTTGTTGTAGTTGTTTCTTCAGGACCATCAAATGTTTCTACTTCTTCTACTTCTCCTGGAATAGTTGTAGTAGTAGTTGTAGTAGTAGTTGTAGTATCCTCATTAGCTATAACTGGAGTAGGCACTGACAAAAAGAACGCCAGTAATAATCTAAACAGCACGAACTGAAAACTTACTCCACCTCATTATTTACCTTCGCAATTGCAACTGCCACAACAATCCATTTTAACTCCTCACATAAGGTTGCCGACTAATGCAGACAATGCACCGACAGCAACGATCCACCCAAACAATTCTTGTCTTCCAATTTTACTATTAACCTTTTCATGCAACTCATCAATTTGTTTATTTATTTCTTTTTGACCTTCCAATATCATTACTAACATTTCTTTTTGTGTAAATCCGTTTGGAGTTGTCATTATGGAAGATCCTCATCATGGGTTATCCAATCCCATTCGTCATCCCATTTGTTATCTATAATCAATGTATCAGATACACTAAGATATTTAAGTAAGTTATATACTTCTTTACAAATAAATCCAATTATAAAACCGATCAAATAATCCATCAAAGGATTATAGCATAGATTTATTCAGGCTTTGGATTATCAGATTTGACTTGTGCTATTGCATCTTTCCAAGTAGTTGTACCATTAACTGCATCCCAATATTGCATATCTAATTGGTCACCTATACTAGGAAAAGCAGCTTGTCTTGCAGAAATGTAACCGAACTGTTGTTCTTCCCATTTAGAGTTACCTAAATCAATTTTCTTTTGTGCATAATCTGCATCAGATAATTCTGATACATCACCATTTACTGATTTATAAAGAGGCTTTGCTGCCTCTATCTCTGCATCTGCTTGTGCTTGTAGCTCTTCTTTTGTTGCCATAATATCTCCTATATTACCATACTATTTTACTTGTTGAGTCCATAAAGTTTAAATGTTCCTGCAGCAAAGTTAGCAGTATCTTCCCAAAAAAATTGAAAACCATCTGTTGCTTGTTGTTCCTTTAGAACTCCTCCACCATCCCAACCCATCAATCTTGTATTAAAATCAAATCCATTTGTTTCCATTGTTACATAACTATATGCACTCGCATCAGCAAAATTAAATGCAAATATTTTTCCTGAACATGCCTCTCCTGTAGAAGTTCCTTGTCCTGATATATTTACATCTAAATGAGTTTCTCCTGTATCTCCTCTAACTACAGCATCTTGGTCGGACCTTAATTCATGTATTGCATACTCATAATTTGCACTACTGTCTGCAGTGCCACTTACAGTAAATCTAAATTGTAAATCTTTATTATCTGCATCAGCTATAACATTATGAAAGAGTAACATATATACATCATAGGTACTATCAATTCCTGTAAGTGTAGCTGTTGTACCACTTGTTACTGTTGTTTCACTAATTTTTACTAAACTACCTGCCATTATTTAACTCCAAAAACATTTACTGTTACAAAATTAAAAGTATTTGCACCACCACCACCTGCAAGAAATTGAATACCTGAAATAGTTTCTTGTGACCTATGCACAACCTTTCCTTTGTATCCAAATAAATCTGAACTTGTACCACCTGCACTTTGATTAATTATATAAGTAAATTTACCACTATCAAAAGGGTCAAAAATTGTAGCAGTACCTGCTCCACCAAAATCTTGATTATAACCCCATTGCCAACTTGTACCTGTTGGCGATTCATTATCAAAAAAGGTGTCATAACTTCTCATAGCAACTGCTGCGTTTGCATATTCACCATCAGTAATAGCAGACCCTCCACTATCAAGTAATCTTCCTGCAATATAACCTGTGCTTGATTGACCTTCATATTTATAATTTAAAAAATAAATATTATATCTAGCAGAAAATATATCAGAACAATTAAAAGTATCTACACCACTTCCACCATCTATTGTTGTTATAAATTCGTAATGTGTTGCCATTATGCAAACCTCAATCCATATAATGAGAAAGTTCCTGATGCCATGTTGTCAGCACTTGTAATTAATTCAAAACCACTTACTTGGTCATTGACACGATAAACACCTGAAAAAAAGTTAGAGTTCATATTTGTATCTTTATTTATATTAGTATATTGTCCTGTCATAAAAGTAAATTGATTACTATCACCTGCTCCATAAAAATAACAATATCCATGTGCTGCCTCTCCTGTACCAGTTCCATTACTAAATATCTGAATCATTTTTGTATCGCCTGTTGATTTTGTTTCTGAACTTGTAGATGCAGTATTTCTTTGCTCTGCGTATTCATAACTACTACTGCTAATACTAGAACCATTAACTTGAACTCTTAAATTTAATTGTCTATTATCTACACTCGGTATGTAATTAACTGTAGTTAAAAAGTGCATATCATAAGTATCGGATTTCATATCGCTAAAAGTTACAGATGAAACAGCACTTGAAATTGTTTGTGTTTCTATTAATTCTAATTGTCCATACTTAGTAAATTTATTTTCATTATCTAATTCAATAATTTGATTAGGTGTAAGAACACCTTTGTTGCTTTTGAATGATTGTGTTACTGCATCTTTTGGTATATAACTCATATCTCTATACTACCTTATACAAGATTGCTTCTGAACCTGCTGCAACATTACCACTTGAAAAAAATATTGATACACCTTCTACTGCACCTGCACTATCTAACACACCACCACCAAATTGCCCTAGTGTATTTGAGTTGCTATCAAGTCCAACTGATTCTTGTGTAATAAGACACTTTTCAGCACTATCATTTGCATTATAAATATAAAATATTCCATTTAATTTTTCTTGTCCTGCTGTTCCTAATTGTTCTGAAGATAATAGTATTTTATCTTGTGAAGAGTTTGCAAGATTACCAAATCCTGCTGCAGTTTTTACTACTTTATCAGCATAAGCGTAATTGCTAGATGAAAAAACTGAGCCACTAATTATGAATCTCATTTGTGCATACACTACATTATCAACAGGTTGTAAATTTCTTATAATCAATTTGTAAGGTTCATCTGAATCAATTCCTGTGACTTGTATTGTACTTGCTGCACTGGTTAGTATTGATTTATTAACTTGTTGTAACCCCATATCTAATCTACTCCTATTCCATAAACAGTAACTTTAACATCAAAATTCCCACTTGCTGAAGAATATAATCTAAAACCACTTACAGTACTTGTTTGATAATAAACACCAACGCCTTGTTCTACGCTTGAACCATATCCCTGTTGAAAATGTGATTCGTGAAAAGTCATAAAAGTATAACTGCTTGAATCTGAAGGACTATATATATACCATACTGCTGAACTACATGCTCCTGTTTGTCCATTGTCATATAAAACAAAGTTAATGTGGTCTGCTGAATTAGATGAAACAGTTGGAAAACTACCACTTGCTGCTGCCTCCATTGCTAAAGAGGCATGTCTGTATGATGATGAGCTGTCAATAGAACCTGAACTATCTATAAATCTAATGTTTGCTCTATTGGCATCTCCTGAAGTTTCATCATAACCTGTTGCAACAACTTTATATACATTAAAATCTGTTGTAAAAACATCAGTCATATCTAGTGCAGTAACATCACTAAAACTTGTTTCTTTGATTAATCGTAAATTACTCATTATAAATTTTTTATCCCATAAAGTTTTAAACCTGCTTTAGTTATATCGCCATTTCTTCCATCAAATCTTATTGCATTTATTGTTTCAGCAACTTTGTAACAATTACCACCGACTTTAAGACCATTTAAACCCTGTGCGTGTGAGTTCATAAAACTGTATTTTGAACTATCGCCTAATTTATAAAAATAAACAACTGCTGCTTCATTGGCACTTCCTTGTGATACCATCATTTTGTTAGTAGATGTGCTTTTATCTTCTCCAAAACTACCAGCTGATGTTCCGTATTGTAAACCATTTTCATAATTACTTGTTTCAAAAGAACTACCATTGTCATTTGAAAGTAATATATCATAATCAGAACCACCTTCTGCAAACACAGTAAGCAAATGTACATCATATACATCTTCTTTTATATTTGTAAAATCTGCTGTTGCTGTTGAAGATGAAATTGAAATTGTTTGTAATAGTTCTAAACTGCCACCAATATGTCCTAATTTTTCTAGTTCATAAACATCACTAATAGATAAAACACCTTGATTTTTTTTAACTTGTTTTATCTTGGTAGAAGTATCTCCCAAATATCCAAATGACATTGGTTACTCCTAATCTGTTATTTCAAGATAACTTGCAAAAAATTCTATATCTGATGTTGCTGATGCTAGTACTTGTAT